TGTAAGATCGAACCTCAGATTGCTTTCCGATTCTGCCCCGGATCTCCACTCGTCAAGTTCTACCTCTGATACCACAATCAAACAGTTATCTCCACGTTTTACCGGAAATGCAAATCCACAGGATAAACTCTGGCAATACGGAAAAACGACCGGGACATCCGATATTTGCGGATATTCCAGTCGTTTATCGTTCTGTGTGGTAAATCTCCCGGATGGTTTGACTGTCGCCGTGCCTGCTCCGGGATTGAATGAGATAATTTCTCCAGGAAGTGACGTATGCACTTCATTGATCTTATCTCGACAGGTATTTTCAATCTGTTGAACAACTTCCTGTAACATACGCTTCCTCCTATGCTTTTGCTAAATCAGCAGCTTTGACGGCTGCTGTTACAGTGCTACCAATGCCGATCAATACTCGATCCCCTTTTACCTGGATCACGTCATAAACGGAATGGTAACAAGTGAACATTCCTCCGGAATACTGGTATCCCTTTGTTTTGCTGCCTTGTTTTACAGTTCGTGTCACTTTTACCTTGTCGCCTTTTTTGATATTTCCTCTGGAACTTTTGGAACTTGATCCTTTTTTGCCGGAGGAACTGCTTGCAGCGGCTTTATCTTTCTTCGGTTCTTCTTTAATCACCAAAACTTGTGCTGTACATTGCCAGTCTCCTTCCATGTTGTCTCCGTCGATTGTAACCTTGTGAACTAGGTAGTATCCATTTGCTGTGTCGCTCTCGATGCGAACAATATTGTTTACTCCGATTGCGCAATTCATCAAATAGGTTACTTCCCAACCGGTTCTCGATTTTTTGTCTTTTGACGACTCGGATATTGTAATCTTTTTCGGAGTTCCTATCAGTCCACTCTCACTATTTAACAAATAACCCTTTGTGCTTATCGCTCTTCCTGGCCATGTTACCTGTATTACTCCGTTCTGAATTGACCAGGAATGTTTACAACAAGCAGCGAGCTTCTGCAGCCCCGTCCTTGCTTGTCCTACGAATGAAAAGCCGTTAGGCAGTGTTACAAATGATAGGTCCTTAGCAAATACTATGGATGCTCCCATAGCATCTGCCAATCGCTTGTAGACGTCTTTGCAATTCACAGACCCGTTGATTGATATAGTGGCAGTTCCGTCTCTTAGTGCAACTCTTCCATCCACGACCTCAATCTCAGTCATCCTGTCCGCGTTGTCGCTTGTAGTTATTGCTGACGTAATATTTCCAACCAACGCCAGCGCATTATTGTTATCGTATCCAGCTTTCAGCTCAACGATTGCATCTTTCTGATCCAAAATAGCAAGGCTGGATTTTGAGAGATTCCAGATCTGAATCTTTGATGTATTCGCTGATTCAGAATTGGATTTCTCAATGCTAAAAGAAATATGCAGGCATTCCTGGGTAGGGCTGTTGATCGTTCCGATCTCGAAGCCCTGTCCCTTCATTTTGCCTGCTTTCAGTGTGTAAGTTCTGTAAAAATTTTTTTCTGACATCGACTATTCCTCCAGTTCTACATTTGGAATATAAAAAAACTCCGCTGTCCCATTATTAAAATCCTCTCTTCCTACTGTTTCTTTTGTGGAACTGCATCCGAAATCGCCGTCTGGCATACTGTCGAAATTGTAGAAAAAGAGGATCGGGAAATTTGGAACTAATCGTGTCATTGCTATGATTGGATTTTCGTCCTCGTCATATAAGCCAAAGCTCCAGTAATCATATTTCTCATTGTAGGTAAAGCGGAGGCCATAGGTTACGTTGTCAATAGATATAGTTGATATGCTATCGTTCATATCCGGAACACTAATGTAAATCAAATTTCCACCTCCCTAAATGAATCCGAGACCGCTCGCTGCTCCATACAGAATCGAGTGTTTCTTTTTGGCGTCTGGCTTCTTTCCGGAAGATCCAGAGCTGCTTGATGCGCCGGATTTACTCGAGCTGTTGCTGCTTGAACTTGAAGATTTGGATGTTTTAGACGTTGACGCCGTTCCGGCACTTGCTTTTGTCTTTCCACTTTTCAAAATGTATTTTGGAATAGTTACGGTCTTTTTTTGGGTCATCCGAACTTTCTGTGCTGCTATGGAAATTTCTCTTGCATATCCGATCTCTTTCGAGTGTTTAATCGAAATATTTGTAATTCCCATGTTTGTATAGATAGCATCGGTAGTTACTATTTTCGTCAGCTTCCGTGATAACCAGAAATTTTCCAGTTCATTACAGATATTGTTCACTCTGCTGGTAGAGTCGCCATGTTTATACAACCAGGTAACCGGTGTGTTTGTAACATATAAGGTCATCTGGAGCGATAACGGATCCAGAATAATTGTGTCTGACACCGGAAATCCGTCCTCGACCGGGTATGTCGGAATGGTTGCAGACATGGTTTTTGTGTCGTCGATTAAGGCGTCAAACTCAATTCCTGCAATCGTTGTTGGTTTTAACTTATTCCTCGCCATATCTGCTTACCCCCTTGCATAGGCTAAGGCGTTAGCCATTTGTGTAGTTGCGTCCGTCGCGGATTTCTTCATGCCTCGTGATACATTCTTGACCGCTTCGGTTCCTCCTCCGTTATAGGTATTGTCAATATTGACATTCTGCGTAACGGTTGAGGTTGTGTTGTTTATAGAGCTTGCTGCCGCCGTTGAGGCGTCCGCTGTTGCTCCCTTCATAATCGTTGATATTCCATTGGCTACCCCCTTGATCTTATCCAATACCGTGTCCTGGCTTCCTTCGATTCCCTCAGCAAGACCGCCCATAAAGTCAGGCATCCAGCTTTCATAATCTGTCAGAGGCCCTTCATCCGGTACAGAGAAATGTAAGAATGATTTGATCTTATCTCCGATTCCCTTTACAGCATTTACAATTCCTTGAACTCCGGACATAATACCGTTTTTCAATCCATTGATGAAATCAGCTCCCCATTTAACCGCCTGTGAAGGCAACCCTTTGATAAAAGCTATTGCTGCATTGAAGCCATTTACGATCACATTCTTAATATTTCCGACTGTGTTCGTTATGCTCGATAGAATATTGTTAAATGTGCTACTTACTCCAGATGCTATGCTGCTGATAACTCCTCTGATAAATGATGCTATAGCGTTCCAGATACTCTGAATGACAGACCGGATTGCTCCGAATACAGAACTAATGACGCCCTGGATCGTAGAGGTAACCGTCTGCACTACGCTACAAATATTATTCCAGATTCCAGCAAAGAACGATGCTATGCCGTTCCAGATCGCCGCAAAGAAGCTCTGTATAGCCGTAAGCACCGTTGTAATTATGTTGTAGGCATAATTTATACCTGTAGATACCAAATTCGTTATTCCGGACCAAATTCCACTAAAGAATGAAACGATTGCGTTCCAGATACTCTGAAAGAAACTGGAGATTCCTCCCCATATCGTCTCCCATAACGACTTTAGCAGCCCGAGTCCTATTGTAAGCACCGTGGAAATTGTGTTCCATGCCTGCTGTAGAATAGCAGCTATCATATCCCATATTCCGGAAAATACCTCTTTGATTGCTTCCCAGGCTCCAGACCAGTCACCAGAAAATACGGAACTGATGAAATTTGCAAGTCCCTTTATCACATCCAGAAATCCGGAAATAAACTGCCCCAGGTTATCCCACAAGCCCTTAAACCAGGCAAGTATTGTGGATCCCCAGGAGTTCCAGAACATTTGAATACCTTTGAACACAAACTCGATGATTGTTGCTATTGCATTAAAAACAGCGCTGCCAATTTCGTACAGCGCATCCCATACCGCAGACAGCGCATCGAGTATCGCCTGCCACACGGCAAGTATTTTGTCCTTTGTACTTGTTGTCGAGCCGTCTATGCTCTCCTCTGTTCCTCCGAACAGTGTTGTCGCAAGCTGAGATATGAACGTCCACACTCCGCTTAGGAATGTTTTGATTATTCCCCAGGCTCGCATAAAATTATTCTTTATGCTTTCGCTGTGCCGATCAAAGAAACTTTTTATAGTATCTACGAACATTCCAGCTCCGGTTTTCAGAATATCCCACACATTTAGCAAAAACTCTTTGATCTTTCCCCAGGCTTTAAAAATTGCCTGTCGTGCATTATCAGCTCCTATGCCGCACCGATCAAATATCGTGCCGATTACAGAGTCATTACCCAGAAGGAAATTGATAAAATCCTCAACGATCAACGCCAGGATCACTACGACCGCCACGATTGCCAATATTTTAAGGTTCGCAACTGAGAATAGTTTCCCCATGCCTGTAAGTAACTTGAAGAATGTCTTGGCGCCGTTTATGATCTTGGACCAGTTCATAACCAGGAAGAACGCTGCAGCTACGATAGCAAGGATCTTTAGCACATTTTCTACGCCTCCGAGCCGGTCTATCACGCCTTTGACTTTTTGGGCGCCTGCCGTGGCCCCTTTCTTCATGGTTTCCATCATCCGGTCAATAGCCGGTTTCATTTTCTTTACCAGGGCAAACATTCTGTCGTAAGCCTTTGTAAGAAGTCCGTTCTCCGCTGTGAGTTTTGAAACTTGTTTTGTTGCTGCCTGTGCAAGTGTTGATAGTCCTTTTAACACTAAAATAGCCGGTTGGAGAACCCCCTTACCGGCTGCTGCTTTTAATTCTTTTAATGACTGTTTCAGATTTCCGAGCTGATTTGACCAGGTGTCAGATTCTCTCGCTGCCTGTCCTAAAGCTCCGGATGTAGCATTTGCATCCTCTACCATTTTGAGGAGCGTAAGCTGTTTTTCTGACTCTGCCAGATCTGCAAATGATTTACCGTACAGATCGTTTGCCGCTGCATTTCTGGTGGTTTCTGTACAGGAAAGCCCTAATGCCGCATCATTTTCAAAGTTGCCCTTTAAGAATGACTGGAGAGAATCTGTTACATCCTCCAGAGATCTATCGTAAAAGGCTGCTGAATCCGCTACAGCTACCATGGATCTGTCTGTCAGTTCCAGGGCGTCGCTTGTTTCCATTCCGGTTGTTTTTGCGAATGCTGCGATTTGCGAAAAACTTCCTTTCATTCTGCCGACCATAACACCGGTATCATTACTGATCCTTTCAAGTCTGGAGCTTGCTTCGTCCTCCATATCCCCGAAAACCTGTGAAAACTGAGAACCTAGCGCATCTGCATCTGCCGCCGCCTCTGCCAAGTCCGCAAGCCCGGCTATCGAAAAACCTATCCCGATAGCTCCGAGTGCTTTCTTTGCAAAGCTCTTGACGCCGTTTATTGCGTTTTCTGCCGAACTGACGCTTTTGTCATCAACGTCGATCCCAAATGCCACCGCTATGTCTCTAACGGTCAATTACCTATCTCCTCCTTTCCAGCTCATTGGCTCTTCCTTTTTCGATGTCGATTCCCATTTGATACAGGGAGTATAGCTTCAATGCCTCGTCAAGTGTATACACATTCTTTAATTCGTACATTGAAGCTACCCTGGCTTTTATGAGGATGTAGCACCGGAGTTCCAATTCGCTAAATTGTGAGTAATCAAAATCGCCGTATTTTACAATATCGGTCTCATCGTCTGAGGCGCCGCCGACTTTTCCGCTCCAGATAGGCCGGCGAACTTCTTGAAAAAACCATTAAAGTTGAGTCTGATTACATAAAAGCACAGGATAAACATATCCTGTACTTCTCCGCAGAAGATCTCATTTGCCAGGTCCATATCCAGCTCGTCGCTTTGCTTTTTTCCGCTTTCGTCGTTGTATTCTACCACGATGTGACCGCCGAGGAGCAGCTTTTGCATGAGCGTTTCCACCTTATCTCCACTGATAGTGGAGCAGTTAGACATAGCCTCTCCCACCTGTTTTGTGTCAATATCTGTATCCATAAGGCCTTTGCCGCTCTTGTCATTTACAAAAGGTGCAATTACACCTAAAAGAGGAGCCAGCACGTTTGCCAGCTCCCCGGTAAGATTTGCAGCTTTGAAAGCTCCAAAAGGTGTGATGTAAAAATTCATATTGCCGATCGTTTCCTTGGTCGGACTCATTTGCTTTAATGCCATGTGTTTATCCTCCTTGATCTGTTAGAATGTTCCTTTAACTGTAAGCTCCCATTCTCTATTGGTTGCTGCTTTGCCGCGTCCCCAGGATGCCGGTTTATTTACCCAGGCAATAGCGCCGGAGAATTGATCGCCTCCCATTTTGTCGGCGATATTTACGCTGAATGTACCGGTTCCGTCTTTAAGATCCTGTTTGTATTTCTTTGTCAAGAAATCATTTGTCTGAGAGTTCTGCAGCAATGAAATCTTGAGAGTGTTTAAGTCGTTTGGATCCACGCTACGGATAACCTCTCCGTCAGCTCCGACCATAACGGATGTTCCGTCTCCGGCCGGCTCGATCGTGATGAAACTATCATCAGCAAAACCGGATGCGATATGATTTCCGAGAGCACAAGTGACTTTTCTCGGATTGTATGTTGTAAGTCTATCTGACATTTCCTATACCTCCTTGTCTTAGTATGTGAGAGTGCCGCCGATATTCGCGAAATGGATTGCACCGGCGATCCTTGCCGTCCATTTGATATTTGTCAAACGTCTGGTTTTTCTCTGCGCTTCTGAGAAGCTGGACGCAAGAGGAGCTGTTACCGTGTATCCAGGTATTTCCTCGTCTCCGGAAAACTCAGTAGGCGCAATGCCGCCCACAGTCTGTCCGTCGGCAAGCGCTTTGCGAATGCCTCCCTCCACAAGGCCGATTCCAGGATCAGTAAATGGAACTTTACGGTTCGCGTGAAGTGCGCTAAACGCGTTGGTCTGGATCTCAGCTTTAAGCCAATCTCTAAATCGGATGACGTCGATCCATTCTCCAGATAATGTCTTTCCTCCGAATGTGACGTTTGTTTTTGCGTATCGTCTGTAGGTTGTGATGTTCTTCTCGTCCAAGTCTTTCTTCTGTGAAGATGAAAGTCTGGAAGGAACGATTGTAGAAAGTGTTTTAAGTGCCCATGTCTCGGATCCGGGAGCATACCCGAAACACTTTGCCATGAGTGCAAGTCCAGCATACAGGTTTTCTGGTGGCTGACTTGCTGCATCGTATCCGTCCGCAGCTCCGGAATAAACTCCGAATGAACGGTTGTATGAAAAATTACTTACCGGGCAAGAACTGTAATCTGTGTACTCGAACACATACAGTTTTTCGTTTGCCTCAGTCCAGGTAATCGCAGCTTTGATGTCTGCCGCGTCACGATATGAGGTCAAGTGAATACCATAAAAGCTCGCCTCGTCTGCTGCTCTTGCAAGTGTTGCTGTGATTTCCTCCGGATCGTCTCCCTTTGCTTTCTTCTGTCTTACTGTTACATAGATTTCAGAAGGGGAAGGATCCTGCGAAAATGCTACTGTTGCTGCGACATAAGCCGCATCCTCGACCGTATATCCATAATCCAGAAGCTCGTCTGCTTTGGAAATTAAAATAGTGCCGGTCATTGTCTCTGTACCGCTGCCAGTAGGAGCAGGCGCTACAAGTAAGATACTGTCGAATGAGACATCGTTTGCCACCGGTTGAGTAAGATCAATGTCGCATTTTACAATTTCATCCAATGAATTGTTCTGCATCTTATTTCCTCCTATTCTTTTCTTTCTTCGCTAATATCTACAGCCTCGATTTCATATCCAGGCATATCAGCCTTTTCTTCGTTACCACCACCAGAGCTGTTGATCTTAGGATCCATGGAAGAAATACCATAAGCTCCGGTTGCGTTGAGCATAAAAGAAACCGTGAACTCAGCAAAACTCCTGTAACGATAGCTCTTATCGTTTTGAAGTTCTGAGAGATCACGGATCTGTCCTTGTAATTCCACACTGATATTTTTATCTGCCAGCGTGTCTACCATTTCGTCAGACTCCAGATACAATACAAAATCTGCAAGATCCGGAACTGCTGTATTGATAGTGTTATTTGTTTGCATATCGCCGGTCTGAACTGCCATACCCTTTGTGTACAGGTTCAATTCCAGCATTGTTGAGCTTGGATAAGCTCTGCCGCCGTTGTCATCCGATACCGGAAACGAGGTCTTTTGCATACCGTTGGTTTTCAACGTAATGTACGGATATGGCGGCTTTACTGATGTTTGTTCGGTCCATATAACCGACGCTCCCTGGTAAAATTCTGCTACCAGATCGTAGAGTGCGTCTTTAAGATCCACCATGTTCATTATCCGTCGTTTCCTCCTCTTTTCCAGGATTTCCGGCGCCCGGTTCCGCTTCCTGCTCCAGGCATTCAACGAACGTCGCTGTATAATGCCTCAGCGGAGTGTTTTCGCTTAGGCGGCTTGAATCACACTCAAACCACTTATTCTGAAACCAGAGGCGGTCTGCCTTTTGCTGCTTTGCCTCATTCTCAATCAGGATTTCGTCGTCGCAGAATACTTTAAGTCTTTGTACCGACTTTGTACCGTCTGGAGTGGTCGTAGCCTTGTTTTCTAACGTCTGTACGTCCATAGGGAGCGTTAAATCTGAGTACGGTATAGAAATATACCCTCTCACGTTTTTAGGCTTAGAATAGCGTCTCAGTAAATGAGGGCGTTTCAAAAGCTGCATTAGTCGCCACTTCCTTTCTTCTGGATCACATAATTGACCGATTGCCGCATTCTGCCGCTGTCGATCAATGGTTTACTAGATCCCTTTTTCTTGATTGTTGTTTCTGCATTCGGTTCAAATGAGCCATGTCCGATTTCTTGCTGTATGAGGTCTTTCTGAAAGATCCCTATTTCCTTTAAGACCTGTTCTGCCGGTTTCACGGCAACGAGATCCCTTTTTGTGGACTTTAGAAAACTATTTATCTTTGAAGCGTTATTATCAACGCTATTGCGCAGGAACGGTCGTGACGGTACGTGTTCGGTTCCGAACTCGTTCCAGATTGCTACATCACATACGTCGGTTCCGTCCTCTTCCGTGGCTTCTCCAGCCTGGAATCCAACACGAACTTCCAGTTCCTTTAATTGTTGCAGCATCTTCTTGAACTTCTTTCCGTCTGCCGTCACAGTGTCCGTGATCCTCACACTCATATCTTTGCTTCTCCAGCATTGATGATCGGAATAATAGCATTTCTCCTCAACGTCAGAAACTCCAGACCGTAGATCGTCAGAGCGTACTCTGCGTCAGTCTGGAGATTTGTCTGCTGGTTTGTTGAAAAGCTAATGGAGGTTTCTCCCTCTGAGAAGGAACTAACTCTGAGGGAGTCTGCTATAACACCGGTTCCATTGTTGACGCCATAGCCACTCATTTTCAGCTTGTGGGCAGTCAGATATGCCAGGGCTTTAGGATATGATGATCCAAAGCGTTTCTCTGAGATCTGATCGGAATAGAGTTCTAAGTACGTTTTGACACCGTATGTCTTTTTCCCGGTCGTTTCATCCGTAGTATCTTCATCCGGAATGTCTGCGAACTCCGTCGCTACGATCCGGAATATTTCAAGCGCCTCCATAATCATTACCTCACTATT